GCTCAAGTTGCCGTCGCAAGCTCTCGCTTGCCATTAGTAATGCGCGTTTACCGTGGTGGCGAATTTCACCACACTACACGTAACAAACGTCTAAGCAAGTGAATCAACGGGCTTGGTTCTCGCTCTAGTCAATTCTTTGCTATGTTGCGTTTGTTGCGTTTATTTCAAGCAGCTTCAAGCACCATTCTCTCTCGTTCGGTTGTGTAGCCAAATGAAGAAGCAGGCCCAGACCGTGACGGCACCTGCCAAATCCAGAATCATCAGCTTTTCAAGCATCATTGTCTCCTGCGGGTAGTTCGTATCCTTATTCAAGTATACCATACCCAATCAGGAAGTCAACTCCTCCATCCGTAATTTGTCGCGGATATTCCGACGAAAAGTGTCACCATACCCAAACTTGACCACTTCCGGGTAATTCTCCAACATGAACACCAAATCGTCAGAAATGTAATAAGTGTCCCAGTAGTCCTTATCCGGTGTCTTTCCTACTTCCGTTAAAACTGGTACAGATGCACCAAATCCATTCATCAGTCTAGTCAGGTCATCCATAAGATGCTCATAACGTAGCACCCGGTTGACTGAATGAGCGTGCTGGAAAAAGAACTTACCTGGGTCAGGACAGTTGAGCAACATCTGACGAATGTAACGGGGAAACGGTGTGTTGTTGGAATCAGGGTCCATCAGCCAACGTGTCACCATTACATCAGCAGGATTGCGAACAACACAGAAGGAAAGGTATCCCTCATGTCGGTGTCCTTGGAGGTACTTCTTACGCCACAACTCTTTCAGCCTGGCGTGATGCCTACCAGCGGGACGGCTACCAGGTTGGCTAAGTAAAGCGTCACGCATTGCTTGTGAAGCTGTGTGCTTCTCTGCAAGGAAGACGTAACCGTACCTATCGTTTACCACTGCCATTCTGCAATCCTTTCCTCGGGCTCAATATCTTGCCATGCTTCAGCAATCCAATTGATTACATCGACTAGCTCAGGCATACCACTTTCAACTGCCCTTTCGCAGCAGACGGGGGCGGTCGCATGGATGGCTTTGTAGTAGCGATTCCAGAGAACGTCACCAGTGGGCAGGAAGAAATCACGTTGCTGCCTACTGTAGCACGTGCTATCCAGAATCACTGTCTTATGACCAGCGAGATAGAGAGCACGAACCATCGTCCTGGCTAACGCCCACACTTCATGTTCAATTGGTCCCCACCATCGCTTGCCTGTTTTCGCAAGCCTAATTGCATCTGGATCAACGATAGGGAAGCCCTGGGATTGTGCCCAGGTGGACTTGCCAGAACGTGGTAAGCCGTGCATCATAATCAAAGTGTTGCCACGGCAAACGTTCTCAAACTGTGTCGTCTTGTCGATTTCTCGGTTAGAAGTAATCGGGTATTTCATTGTTGGCTCGGAAACATGGTGTCATAATAAGCCCGTGTCGCCTCCTCGTTATGCTCGGGCACCAACTCACCTTCAAAGAACGCTTCGAGATCAGCAGACGGGCCTAATTGAACCAACTGTTCAAAGTGATCGTCACAAATATGACCGTACTTGTAGGAATAACGGTCACACATGATCCGCTCACAACCAGAAACTTGGCATCGGAGAACGCCCATCAGAACTTGTACCCACACTTTGCGATTTCAGTATCGAAGTATTGACCCACCCATTCAACCGAGGCTCGTTTGTAGAAACGCTGGTAAGGTGCGCCGCCACGTTTAGAGTCCGTAATCTTTGGAAGCTCAATTGGTGCAAGTCCCACGGTCACAAGAGCGTGGTCAATATCAGCTTGCAGCCACTCATATCGCAGCACTTTATTTGTGTGTGGCAACGTCTTCCACCAGAGTTGATAATCCTTTACATAGCTGGGGTTGTTCATGCAAAACTGCGGCAAGAATTGTGTAAGTGGGCGCTTCTTACCACGTCGATCAATCTTGAACCACCAAGAAATCATAGCGTCCCAGTGGTTCCTAATTGCACTACACACTAACCAATCCCTGTCGATCTCGAACTCAGGATGATCGTCTGGGGTTGAGTGGTGTGAGCCAATTAAGATTGCTCCGTGTTGCTCTATCAGAGCTTTCGCAACGGCCTTACTGCCGGTCCTGGGAGCCGCTAGAAAAGCGAACTTCCAATCAGGAATTACGTACATTACTTGACTCCTACTTGACTAAGAAACTCATGCAGTCCAACAATGTATCGAAGCGTTGAGGTAGATCAATCATCAACCAGTCGCTTGTGATGTAGCCGTCAGAATCATCCATAGATATGCTCCTGAACTTTCTGCATAGCGGTTCGAGCGTCAGACCACAACTTCCGAAGTCGTCGATCCTTGATTCGATTTACAGGTACGAGAGAGTAAATGCAAAAGCCTAGACCCTCATACGCTACATAGTCCCGCACTGCCTCGGTGTCAAGTTGCCCCTTGGGAAGTGGCTGTGGCTGCTCAATCTTTGGCATCCCACGTCCAGTGTCAAGAACCCAACCACCCGGCTCAGGTACGAGCGGGTGATTGCTCTTTGTCACAAAAGCATAGCCACAGTCGCATTCCTTCTTCCTAGGGCCATGCTCTATTCCACATTCTGGGCAGGTTTTAAGAGGCACGGGCTCTTACCAAAGCTTCAAGGGCTGGTATGATGTAAAAGTCAATGAACTCGTGTTCGTGCATCTGATCCTCGATAACAAATGCACAATAGAAGTCTTCTCCAGGCTTAGTTGAGCGAACAATCCAAGCGAGTTCACCAGTCTTCGGATGCTTCTCAGCGGTTAGTGAGACAGCATACTTGTGCAGCAATTTTTGCAACGCTCTCATTAGCCAACCTCATCCAGAAGGTCAATCTTGTATCGCTTCGGACCATGACGTTCATGGTCACAACGAAGCTTGATTGGCAACCGCCAAGTAATGCCATACCTCTTATTGACACCGTGAAGCAGTTGCGTCGGTTCTGAGTAAGCAGATAGAGCATTATAAGCAAACGCATCAGTTGCCACCCACGGGCCATTCATCAGCAACTCACCGTCAACTTCACTTGTACTGCCAGGACGATGAAAGTGCCCGCAACAATAGTAGCGAATTGGTGGACCACCTTGAACACGATTCAACGCCATGATGCGCCGTTGTCTCCGTTCCAGCCCGTACCACGGAATACCTAAATTGGAACGAATGTCGTCACCGTGGAAAATGCAGAAACCAATTCCACTAATATCAAGGTTGATGCTGAACGCATCAGGAATTGTGAAGTGAACATTCTCAAGGTCGGCACAGTACAATTCCGCAGTCTTACCAATGAGATAATCCCAATTGTCCTGGGCTCCATGATAATCCTTCTTCTGTGAGCGCCTGCCATGATTTCCTGGAACATAGATGACATTCACTACATCAAAATATGGAGCCAGGTCACGAAACATCAACGCATGGAACTGACCGATTGCAAGGCAATTCTTAAATTGGTTCTTGAAGTAAGACCGATTCACATACCCATGAATTTCACCGCTGGTATGATCGCCGTAAGCGAGCACAGTCAACTCAGGGAAATAGAATTGAGGAGCGAGTGTCTCTTGAGTCCACTTCAGCGTAGTATCAATCAGATGCTCACCCCGACAAACACTGACCGGGAAATCGTAGCACTCCAATCCACCACACTCTTCTGGGGTCACAATCTGATCGTGGTGCCCATCACTGATATGCAAAACCAGATGCTCAACAACAGAAGCTTTCTTCGGTTGCTTGTAAGCAGGGCGAACCTTGGGCAGCGAACGGAAGGGCTTAATAACCCGATCCATTTCTTCTGACATGGCTTTGAATAAGCCACGAGTTTTAGCCGCCGCTTGAAGTTGGCGACGAGCATGATTACGCTCGTCGCGTAGGTGGGCGACTTCGCCTTCAAGTTCAAGGATTCGTTCGTTGGTCGGATCGTAGTCCGGCAATTTCTTTCGTTGACCCTTCTGCGTTTTGGGAGGGGCGTCAGGGCCTTCAATGTTCTTGTAAGCACGTCCGGTAGCGATGTTCGACACAAGCGAACGACTGATCTCAAACTTCTTGGCAATTTCGGGTTGCGTCATCCGATCCTCGGCGAGCAACGCCTTGATCTCCCTCACCTTCGCTTCTGTGAGCTTGGGCATACTGAACCTCCATTAGTTTAGGTCTTCAAAGCAATGCACGAGAATCCCAGCAAGCTTCCTCACAATATCGAGTGCGTAGAAGGGGCCACTTGATTCCAAACGCAACAAACGCAACATTTTGCGGTTGTTGGGGATGTTTGCGGCTCAAGTTGCCGTCGCAAGCTCTCGCTTGCCATTAGTAATGCGCGTTT